AATCCTAACCCAGAACAACAAGACTTATCTGGAACTGGAGACGATAAAGGCGGACTAACTGCACCTATTGGTAAGGCCGCTGCCGCGAAAGCAGGAAGTGCATCTGCACCTCAAACTACTGGTGCTGGTAAGGCTCCCAATTTTACAGATCAAACAGGTAGCGAAACTGTTGTAGCACAATCATCATCTAAGGGCAATGTTGCTCAAGAAGAAACAGAAGAAGATGAAGATCAAGAAGTTGTTGCAGAAGACGAAACTTCTGAAGAAGAAGTTGTTGCAGAAGAAGAATCTTCTGAAGAAGAAGCAGTTGAAACAGAAGAAGAAGCCGAAGAAGAAACCTTGTTTGAAAACGACATTCAAAATCTTTTCGCTGATGAGGAACATCTCTCAGAAGACTTCAAAGTTAAGGCGGCACAATTATTTGAGGCAGTTGTTACAGCCCGAGTAGCCAACGAGATGGAGAAAATCGAAAAAGAACTGGCTGAAGAAGCCGATATCCAGAAAGAGACATATAAAGAGGAAATGGTACAAAAGATTGACCAGTACCTCAACTATGTTGCAGAAAACTGGATGAAAGAAAATGAACTTGCTATTGAGCGTGGTTTAAGAACTGAAATCACAGAAGACTTTATCAAAGGCATGAAGACTCTTTTCGCAGAGCATTACATTGATGTACCACAAGACAAATATGATGTGCTTGGCGAGATGCAGGACGAAATTGAGAATCTGAAGAAGAAACTTAATGAGTCTGTTGAAGAGAAGATTTCTATCACTAATGACAAGATATCTTTACAGAGATCAAAAGTTGTTGCAGAGCAAACAGAAGATTTGACTGCCACTGAGAAAGAAAAACTTGATTCTCTAATTGAAGACATCGAATTTGGAAGTGAAGAAATTTTCGCTGAGAAGGTTGCAGTTATCAAGGAAAACTATTTCCCGAAACAACAGGCTGCATCATCTTCTGACGATAAACTTGAAGACACTGTTGCACCAGAATTTATTGAAGAATCAGGTTCAATCAGTCGTTACGCTCAAGCGATTACGAAATCCGTTAGAAAATAATTGTATTATAAATAATTGTTAAACAAAAGACCTTAATAAGGAGAAAACTAAAATGTATCTTTCTGAACAAATCCAAGAGAAATGGGCACCTGTTCTCGACCACAGCGATTTGGGTGAAATCAAGGATCCCTATCGTAAAGCCGTAACAGCCGTTGTTCTTGAAAACCAAGAGAAAGCACTCCGCGAGGAGAAGGCTGCTCTATTTGAAGCAACTCACGCTAACCAAACTGGATCAAATGTTGATAACTATGATCCTATTCTGATTAGCCTGGTTCGCCGAGCATTACCTAACCTCATGGCATACGATGTATGTGGTGTTCAGCCAATGACTGGACCTACTGGACTCATCTTTGCTATGAAATCCCATTACACTTCACAATCAGGAACAGAAGCCCTGTTTAATGAAGCAGACACCGACTTTGCTGGTGCTGGTACTCACGCTGGATCAAACCCAGTTGACGGTACTTTCACAACTGGTACTGGCGTTGCTACTGCTACTGCTGAAGGTTTCGGTGATGGAACGACCCTTAATCAGATGGCTTTCTCAATCGAGAAGACAACTGTTACTGCTAAGTCAAGGGCGTTAAAAGCAGAATACACTGTTGAACTTGCACAAGATTTGAAAGCAGTTCACGGTCTTGACGCAGAATCAGAATTATCAAACATTCTGTCTCAAGAAATTCTTGCTGAAATCAACCGAGAAGTTATTCGTACAATCTACAAAGTTGCTAAGACTGGCGCATCATCAACTGCTACTGCCGGTACTTTTGACCTTGATGTCGATTCAAACGGCAGATGGTCAGTTGAGCGATTCAAAGGCTTACTCTTCAACATTGAAAGAGATGCTAATGTCATTGCTCAAGATACTCGTAGAGGAAAAGGTAACTTCATCATCTGTTCTTCAGATGTAGCCTCTGCACTTTCAATGGCTGGTGTTCTTGACTATGCACCTGCACTTCAGACTAATCTGGATGTAGATGACACAGGAAACACTTTCGCAGGAACTCTTAACGGTCGCTACAAAGTATTTGTTGATCCATATTCAGCAAACACTGGCGCCGCTTCACAGTTCTATGTATGTGGCTATAAAGGAACATCTGCATATGATGCAGGCCTTTTCTACTGCCCATATGTACCTCTGCAAATGGTTCGTGCAATCGATCCGTCCACTTTCCAACCTAAGATTGGATTCAAGACTCGGTACGGCATGATTGCTAACCCATATGTTACACAATCTGATGGTACTACAGACGCGGCAACATTTACTGCTGACCGTAATCAGTACTACCGTTCAGTTAAAGTAACGAATCTTATGTAATAATAAGAAGAGTTCTTTTAAGAACCTTGAGGGGAGATCATCGATCTCCCCTTTTTTTTGTCTTATAAATAATAGCATGAAAGGAGAAATGAATGGCTTATGATCCAATAGTTGAAGTTACTGAGGGAACTTATGCGGCTACTAATCCGTCTGAGTTGGACTATCTTAGGCCTAATGGTTTTAGATTCCAGATACATAATATACCTAATGTTTCTTTTTTCTGTCAGGCAGCCAATTTGCCTGAGATTTCAATGGGATATCCTGAAGTACAAACTCCACTATCGAATATACCATTCCCAGGTGATAAGATCAATTTTGGTGAATTGATGATTCGATTTCTTGTTCAAGAAGACATGTCTAACTACAAAGAATTATACAACTGGATAAGAGCGTTGGGATTCCCAGAGAAGCATACAGAGTTTAAGGACTACATATCTAGTCAGAAATATAGAACAGCATTCTCTACTGATTCAAAGGCAGAAGGTATTGCCCAAGTTAGTGATGCAACTCTATTTGTTCTAGACTCAAATAATAATCCAACTCAGGCAGTTAAATTCTTAGATGCCTTTCCGATTTCACTATCTGGTCTAGACTTTGATATAACTAATGGTGCTGGTAATTACTTTATTGGACTTGCATCATTTAGATATAGGATATATGATATCGAGAATGTATAAATAGCAACATATATTATGAGAGGTTTGTGAATGATATCTTTAAATGATTTACAAGAAATGTGGAACATCGACTGCAAGATAGATGATCTTCAACTTGGAAAAGAAAGTACCAAAACACCAGAGTTACACGCAAAATATTTAGCACACTTATCAACTGCAAAATTACAACTACGAAAGGCTGATGCCGATCTGTACAAACTGAAGTACCTAAAGGTCAGGTACCTCAGAGGAGAATTGAGCAGAGATGAACTTTCCAACTTAGGTTGGGAACAATATCTCGGTATTAAGCCACTGAAAAATGATCTGCAGGAAATATTACACGCTGATGATGATGTAAGTAAACAAGAAGACAAGGTAGAATACATCAGGACGATAGTAGACTTCCTTGAGCGAGTGTTACGATCACTCAATAGTAGATCGTTTGATATAAAGAATTCTATTGAGTGGGAGAAGTTTACTAATGGATTACTGTAGTTTTGATTACTGTTACTAAGAAAGACGAAGTTCATCTTCTTATTGATACTGACCCTTCAACGGCAAAAGAGATTGTCGATTTCTTTACATTTGAGGTACCAGGCGCGAAGTTTATGCCTGCGTATCGCAATCGAATGTGGGACGGGAAAGTGCGTCTGTTCAATATGTACACAAGAGAACTCTATCTTGGCTTGTTAGACTATCTTAAAGAATTCGCAGACCAATTAGAATATAAAATAAAAATCGATATGGAAGATGTTGGTGAACCAATTTCATCAACTTACATTAACAATTTAGTACAGGAGTTAAATTTACAAAGCAATGGTAGAAAAATTGAAATACGAGATTACCAACTGGAAGCAGTTACACGGACCATCAATCGAGGTCGGACTCTCCTTCTTAGTCCCACTGGTAGTGGTAAGTCTCTCATTATCTTTACCCTTGTTCATTATCATAGTAACCTAGGAAGAAAACAATTAATAGTCGTACCTACGACTAGCCTAGTTGAACAGATGTATGGAGATTTTGCAGACTACGCCTCTGCCACAGACTGGGATGTCTCTAAAAATTGCCATCGAATTTACAGCGGTAAAGAAAAGACAAATACTGCACCTATAGTGATCAGCACTTGGCAATCTATATACAAATTCCCTAAATCTTGGTTTGATTCTTTCGATGTCATATATGGTGACGAAGCACATCTATTTAAAGCAAAATCTTTAACTACATTAATGGAAAAACTAACACATACTCCTTATAGAGTAGGAACTACTGGTACGCTAGACGGCGCAAAAACAAATAAGTTAGTACTAGAAGGAGTATTCGGTCCAGTTCACAAAGTTACCACTACAAAGAAACTGATGGATGATAAACAATTAGCCGATTTAAAGATTGTTTGTTTATTGATTGAGTATCCAGACGAACAAAGAAAAGTTGTTTCTAAGATGACATATCAAGAAGAGATTGACTGGATAATAGGCAACACAAAAAGAAATAATCTTCTATCAAATTTAGCATTGTCTCAAACAGGCAATACACTACTACTCTATCAATTTGTTGAGAAGCATGGTAAAATCCTATACAACTTAATCAAAGATAAAGCGAATGTTAATAGAAAAATATTTTTTGTTTATGGCGGAACAGATGCAGAACAAAGAAATCAAATTAGAGGGTTGACAGAGAAGGAAAAAGATGCTATAATCATTGCTAGTTACGGAACATTTTCAACGGGTATAAATATAAGAAACTTACATAATGTTATATTTGCTTCTCCTAGTAAGAGTAGAATTAGAAATTTACAATCTATTGGTAGGGGATTAAGACAAGGTGATCAAAAAGAAACCTGTAATTTATTCGATGTTGGCGATGATCTCTCTTGGAAATCTAAAAGAAATTTTACTTTAGATCATATGTTAGAAAGAATAAAATTGTATAACGAAGAAAGTTTTAAGTATAAGGTAGCAAAGGTGCAAATTAATGAGTAGTTTAAAGGTAGTAACATTCACAGATGACTTTCAACTTGTATGCGGAGTTGAGGAATCGGCAGACGGTTATAACCTTATCACGCCTTTAAAAATAATACGAAACTTCTTTGAAGATGAACATGGTAATGCAGAGCAACTTGCTTTGATTGGATGGATTCCTTTTACAGGAGATAAGACTTTTTTTGTGAATAAAGTTAAAGTTTTAAATATTTCTACTTTAGATGAATCTTATGTAGATGATTATAATGATCTAGTAGAGAAAGTTTATAACTATAAAGAGAAGTTAAAACAAGCGAAAAAAGATATGAAGGCTTCGGGAATATCGCCAGTCGATATGCTTGAATATATGGAAGCGATTGAAGCAAATAAGATAAATTGACTTTCAAAGGACGACACGCCTATTATACAACGGCGCGAATCATTTGTCAAGTAATTTCTTACATTATGGAGAAAAAAAAATATGCCAAAACGAGATAAAAATAGCCGACATTATGTCGATAACAAGGAGTTTCTAGAAAAGATTTCTGAGTATCGTGAAATTGTCGTAGCGGCGAAAGCAGAAGGTAGATACGACCCAGAAACAAAAAAATGGACAGGAGAAAAACCTAGAGTAACAAATTACTTGGGTGAATGTTTTGTTAAGATTGCAAATCACCTCGCTTACAAATCTAATTTTGTGAACTATACATTCAGAGATGAAATGATCTTAGATGGAATCGAAAATTGCATTACATATATTGATAACTTTGATCCAGCAAAATCTAAGAATCCTTTCGCATACTTCACACAGATTACCTATTATGCTTTTATTCGTAGAATTCAAAAAGAGAAAAGACAACTTGAAACGAAGTTAAAGTATATTCAAAATTCTGATTTGGATGGAATACTTGGTCAAGAACATGATGGCGACACACATACCAATGAATACTTGCAGTATATTAGAAAGCAAGTAGATGAAGCACAGAAACATCATGAGGATTACAAGAA